CCCTTGCGCATAGAAAATTCCCAGATCAGCTTTTTTCAGAAAGGAGGGGCATATGCCAACACCATCAAAACCGTACCTGGTTCTTCAGGGAGAAAAGAAGTCCCACAGGACAAAGGCGGAACTTAACCAGAGGAAACAGGCAGAAGAGGCCCTTTCCTCAAAGATCAAAATCAAAAAAAGGAAAGAAGTAAAGGAAAATAAGGTTGCTAATAAAGAATTTGACCGGATCATGAAGCTGTTGGACGGGATAGACAAAGATGATGCCCTTTATGAGCCGGTGATAAACAGGTACTGTATGCTCCAGGCGGAATGCGTGGAGATTGAGGAGAGAAGGTCAGTTTTTTTTGAACTGATCAAAGGATTTGAGGAAAGATTGAAAGAACTTTCCAGGGAGGACAAGCAGGCTTTTATGGAGGGACTGGTAGAAATATCAGGAAATATGAACAGGCTGGCAGGACATATGAATGCCTGCGACAAGCTGCTCCAGCAGAAAAGGAAGATGCTCCTCGATATAGAGAAAGAAAATATTATGACCATTGCATCGGCGCTTAGATCGGTTCCTAAAAAGGCAGAAAACAAAACGAATCCATTGAGGGAAGCGCTTGGCGGTTAAGGTTTTGGAGGACAGATGATTGAAGAAAGTACCGCTTACAAATACTGCAAATGGGCCGTGAGGCCGAAAAACAGCAAAGTCCCGAAGTATGTAAAAAAACAGTGTGCCGCATGGATCAAAATTGCAAACGGCAGGGATAAGGAAGCTTATGTAGACGAGAAGGTCTATCAGAAACTGATCAGTGTTTTGAAACTGATGGTGCATCCGGATTTGATGCGTCCGATGGATGAGTCTCTGGAAGACTATGCCATGTTTATGATAACGGCGGTCTTCTGTACAAAACTGAAAAATAAGGATAATCAGGACATCAGGTATTACACCACCGCGCTTCTTAAAATTGCAAGAAAAAATTTTAAGACCTTTAATTCGGGAGTCATATTTATATTGCTAATGTTAACGGAGCCGCGCTTTTCGCGGTTCTTCTCTGTCGCGCCTGATTTGAAGCTGTCAAAGGAGCTGCAGGGAGCAGTTAAAAAAATAATCAAATCAAGCCCGATTTTATGTGATGAATTTGATCCGATATTCCAGACGCTGCGCAGTGAGATCAGGTGCCTGATTTCCGAAAGTGAATATATCCCTCTGGCCTACTCTGAGGACAGAATGGATGGCAAGCAGGCGAATGCCTATCTGGCGGATGAGGCCGGAGCAATGGATTCTTATCCGGTGGAGGCTATGCGATCCTCCCAGATTGCATTGATTAACAAGCTGGGAATCATTATCAGTACGGAATATCCAAATGATAACAACGTAATGATTGATGAGGTAGATAAAGCCAAGAAAGCGTTGGATGGGCTACGGAAAAATAAGAGGATTTTTTCCCTCATTTATGAGCCGGATGATAACCTTCTTCCGGATGATCAGTGGATGACCAATGACCTTGTAATCTACCAGAGCAATCCGGTAGCGGCAACAAACAAAAATATTTTCCAGGCTATAGCAGAAATGCGTTCGGATGCCATTGATTATGAGAATAAAAGGGAGAACTACCTTTGCAAACACAATAATATTAAATACAAGAGCCTGGGAGTCGAAGGATATATAGACATCATAAAGGTACGGGCCTGCAAAAAGAAAAAGGATACTGAATGGTGGAAGGGGAGGCGGGTATGGCTTGGACTTGACCTATCCCTGTCGGAGGATAATGTCTGTGTAAACATGGAGACCTATGAGGGGGATGATCTGGAAGAGTGTGAACTGTATTCAAAGACATTCGGTTTTATACCGGCTGAGAATGTGGAGATAAAGAGCAGGCGTGAGGATGTGGATTATAAGAAGCTGATCAGGGATGGATGCTGTTTTGCCTGCGGTGATGAGGTAGTATCTTACAATTTTATTGAGCAATTTATTTTGAGCCTGCCGGAAACATATGGTGTAGAGATCGTGCAGTTGGGATATGACAAATGGAATGCCATAAGTACAGTCCAGAAGATGGAGGAGCATGGGATTGAGTGTGTGGAGATAAAGCAGCATTCTAGTGTATTACATTCTTCCACAAAGCTTTTGAAAGAAAAAATCCTGAGCAGAAAATACCATTACGAGGAAAATCTGATGCTGGAGATCAACTTTCAGAATGCCAGGTGTACAGAGGACACAAATAAGAATAAATACGTGAATAAAAAGAAATCAGCCGGGAAGGTAGACCAGGTAATCGGGAATATCAACTCGACTTATTTAATTGAGCAGGAAATCTTATACGGGATGAGTAATTTCGGAGCCCAGGTGATATGAGGAGGCTATATGTGGTTATTTAATAAAAGAGCCGGTTCAGGCGAAATGGCAGATTCCGAAGCGGAGAAAACAGAAGAGGATATTCTGCAGGCGTTTTGTGATGATGACAATATTGACTTTGATAAAGCAATGAAGGTGCCCGCTTTTTCTTCATGCGTGAATATGATAGCAGGAACCATTTCGATGATTCCAATCAAATTATACAGAAGGAATGGGGATACAGTGGAAGAAATAAAGGAGGATGTGAGGGTAAGGCTCCTAAATGACGATCCCGGCGATACGCTGAATGCAGTGCAGATGAAAAAGGCTCTTGTAAAAGATTATTTTGGCAAGGGCGGCTATCTTTACATTTACCGCAACGGTCTGGACATAGTATCACTTCATTACGTGGATAACAGGGAAATTGCGTTTGAATATTCCATGGATCCTGTTTTTAAGGAATACCGGATTCTTGTAAGAGGGGACAAATATAATCCGTATGACTTTATCAAGATCCTGCGTAGCACAAAAAATGGGTATGAAAGTGCGGATTTCGTTGACGAGAACAAGGAAATCCTTGGCGTGGCTTATTCGTCCCTTATATTTGAAAAAAATCTTGTAAAAACAGGGGGGAATAAAAAGGGCTTTGTCAGATCGAAAAACAAATTGACGGATGATGCGTTAAAAGCATTAAAATCCGCTTGGAGGAAATTGTACAGGAACAATTCAGAAAACGTAGTTATATTGAATGACGGGCTTGAATTCCAGGAAGCCTCAAGCACCTCTGTAGAGCTGCAGTTGAATGAGAACAAAAAATTAAATTCGGATGAGATATGCAAGATTTTCAATATGCCACCGGAGATAATCAACGGGGGTGCGGAAGAATCCGACAAGATCAATTATATACAGTACTGCGTTATTCCAGTCCTAAAGGAAATAGAGTGTTCGCTGAACAGGGATCTCCTTCTTGAAAAAGAAAAAGAGACCTGTTTTTTTGCAGCGGATACCTCACAGTTAACCAAAGGCGATATTAAAACCAGGTATGAGGCATATGCCATGGCCTGCAAGAATGGGTTTATGCAGCCGGATGAGGTGCGATTTAAGGAAAATATGCCGTCGCTTGGGCTTGATTTCATTATTCCTATGCCAATGCCGATACTTGATTTCTTTAAATTTGGGCTGCAGGATGTTATGTATAATACGACAACCAAGTAATTTTATGTCCCGAATATGAATGCATCAGGCGGGATGGGAAGGGAGGTGACAACTGATGAGAATAGAACTGAGGAGTGACAAAGTAATCATTGATGGTTATGTCAATGCAGTAGCAAGGGATTCCAGGCCGATAAGAGACAGGGCTACAGGAGAGCGCTTTGTAGAGCAGATTGTTCCAGGGGTATTTAAAAGGGCACTGGAACGTAATGAGGTTGACCTTCTCCTGAACCATGATGAAAACCGGGTGCTGGGATCCACGCAGACGAACTTAAGCCTTTATGAGGACGAGATCGGACTCCGGGCCCATGCAGAAGTAGAAGACGCGGAAGTGATCGAAAAGGCCAGACTGAAAAAACTGCGTGGCTGGTCCTTTGGATTTAAGGAAGAGGGGGCAAGCGAGGAAACTATGTCCAATGGAATGAAGCGGAGATTTGTTGAAGATATGGAGCTTGTGGAGGTATCCATCATCGATGACAGAAAAATCCCCTGCTACAGAGGAACTTCCATTGAGGCAAGGGCTGAGGGAAATGAGGTCATTATGTCAGATGTGGTGGAAGTCCGTGCTATGTACGTTGAAGAAAGTGAAAAAACAAAGGTAATTGATTACAGCAAATATAAAGACAGGATTAGAGAATTGGAGGAGAAAAGATGAGGAACAAAGCAGCAAGGAAGGCAGTAAAGATCAGGGACTATGTGCAGAGACGGGCGGAGGATTTAAAAACCTTAAGCGAGCAGAGGGCGGAGCTGGTGCAGGAGATGAAAGACCTTGCCGGAACCGCAGAGACCGAGCAAAGGGCGATGACAGAGGAAGAGGACGCCAGATTTGCGGAACTTGACGGCAAAGTGAAAGCCCTTGATTCCACAATTGAAAAGCTGGAAAGGGCAAGGGATCTGAAACTGAATGTCGTTTCGGATCATAAAAAGGAAGAGCTTAAGAAAGAAGAAATTGAGGAAAGGGCATTTGAAACCTTTATCAGGAAAACTTGCGGCGGAGAGGTTATTAACGAAAGAGCCGGGGAACAGAACCTGACCATGGGAAACAATGGAGCGATCATCCCTACTACGATCGCTAACCGGATCATTAATACAGTCAGAGATATTTGCCCTATTTTTGCAAGGGCAACCAGATACAGCGTAAAGGGAACCTTGAAGGTGCCTGTATGGGGGCTTGCGAATGGAACCCATGATGTTACCGTAGGTTATCAGGAAGAATTCACGGAACTGACCGCAGATTCAGGGAAATTCACAAGCGTTGACATTTCCGGTTATCTGGTGGGGGCTTTGGTGCTGATTGGGAAATCGGTGGCGAATAATGCGGCTGTGGATGTTGTCAGCTTTGTTGTCGCAGAAATGGCAAGAAAAATTGCAGAATTTATTGAAAAAGAGCTTCTGAACGGAAGCGGAACAAAAGCAGCGGAAGGTGCATTAAATACTAAAAGTGTGAAAACTTCCGCCTCCGCCACTGCGATTACTTCTGATGAACTGATTGAAGTGCAGGCGTCCATTAAGCAGGTATTCCAGAAAAACGCATGCTGGATAATGCACCCTGATACTTTTACTGCACTCAGGAAACTGAAAGACGGGAATGGCAGGTATTTGTTACAGGATGATATAACAGGAGAATTTCCTTATCGGCTTTGACCTGGCCGTTGCCTCCGTCGAGAATCTCGAGGTTCGG